CCTAATCCTACATTAGATACCCATTCAACAGTAACATCGTCTCCCTTGTAGTAGGTTATCGTTCCCGCCACATCATCAACTACAACCCTATTACGGTTTGGCATTAAACATTGCGATACTGTACGACCACCATCACGACCGCCCTCATGGTTTCTGGCAAGAATATCATCGGCTATCTGTGATCCACCAGCAACGAAAACAGCGGGAGGGTTAATTTGAATACTATTTGATGATGAAGCAATAATGCTTGCGTTGTCATCCCTATCTATCCATGCATTATTTATTTGAAGTGGATTAACCGCCACGTTATCAAAAGTAATAGGTGTAACGCTTGCAATATTTCTTAATCGATTAACTTGTGACCAATCAAAAGAGCCAAAAACCTCATCTATACCTACATCAGTGGTAATGAAATAGTAATACCATGCGCCAATGTCGCCACCATCTAAACTGTCATCAGCGTCATTAAAATCAAACTGCACGCCCACACTATCCCATGATATGCCTGTTATTGCTGACCCGTCCTTTCCGTAAAGCGCGTATACTTCCTGATCCACTTGAGTTACTGGGATTGAGTTTGCTGATGTTGCTGCAGGGAAGGTGAATGTACCAGAAACTTCTTTTTTTGCTGTTAAACCGCTAGCATAAGCGATTCGGTATCTACCCGTATCTCCGGCGGTATAATCAACCCCTTCTGTATAAACTTCTGATATTCCACCGGATGCGGTTCCTATAGTAAGCTCTGTATCAGTAGTGACGTTATATATTTGAAATTTTGAACCATTCGTGATATTTGGCAATGCTAATGTATATGTAATCGCTGGTACTTCAACAGTAACAGTTCCTACCCCAGAAGTGGTATAACTTACATTTGGTATTTGCACCGTTATAGCGTTAGAGCTATTGTTGTGTATCTTTAATGTATAGCCTGTGGATACCGTGATTCCTGTTAAATCATATATCCCAGCACCTCCAGCCCCTAATGTAATATCTTTACCTAAGTTATTATCGAAGTTAACTGTCAAACCACTATAATCACCCGCTGCAGAAGTTATTACCAAACCATCATCAGTGCTCAAGCTAGCGTTTTTTATAGTGAAATTAGTTATATCACTTGTACCGTCTACCTTAACATCCCGACAGTCATCAGCAAAGCCGCCCGATATTGTGGATGCGCCAGTAAAATCTAATTCGGATGCTCGGATGAGAGCAAAATCCGTCAGGTTTAATGTGCCCTCGTTTTTTATCCCCCATAAACTACTAGATGCAATACTACCATCATCCAATGTTAGGGTTGCTGCAGCCTTAACTGTTATATATCTTATTTCGGGTGCATTAAGAAGGTACCCAGTGGTTAAAACGCTTGCTGACTGATCGGTTTGTGGGTTCAGGAATGCAATGTAAACACCACTATCGACTAAAGTGGTCGTGGTTGAGCCATCACCAACATCAAAACCAATCATTAGCGAAAATTGTGTTTGCGTTGATCCACTAAACCGATTTATCTGCTTAAGGAACATTACATCGGAACCCGTGCCATCACCACCAAAATTATTCAAGGCATAAGCAGTAGAGAAGTCCGACAGCACATTCCCTGTACCCGTACAAACAGCGGGACCATAACCCGCAAAATGATTAAACCCTAAATTGCCAGTAGTGGAATTCGCGTCGGCGTGGGTTTCATAAGCTACAATATCAGACCAATCTAGCGTACCGCTTGAAATGGCAGGCGTGGCAGTACGATCTAATATGAAAACAGCCGATGATGTAAAAGAAGTAAAATAACTTGTGCCATCTCCAGCGTCATAATCAGTAATACCCGCGCCGTAAATTCTATAACCAGAATAATTTCCTGAGCCATCTTCAAATAAGACGGATATTCCTCCCGTGAGATAACTTGTCACTCTTGACGAAGGAAACGCGAAAGAAGTAGTAAAGCCTTTAAAATAAACAAAAGGGTAGCCAGTGAAATCTATTGCCGAGGGGAATAATTGACGGCACCCATAAAGCCCCGCACCGAGTATTCCTGAAAACCCCTTAGAATCAAAAACCGTGACATTAAGTCCGGACGGTGTGCTTGCACTGTTGAGCGTGGGGGCTATTGTAGTCCCCGTTATGGTGTCATAGTGATAAACACGGGCTAAAGTAACTGTCACGCTGCAATCACCAAACTTTCATCAAATTCTATACCTTGCGACTCCACACAACCCTTTAAAAGCTTTATAGGATCGCTAGGTTTATCCGATGTAGCATCCGCTATTCTGCGAGCACCGGATGTAACCAAACAAAAATACTGTCCGTCTAAGCTGTATATTTTAAAAAGTAAGTCACCAAGCTTGTAATAATATATCATTCCATTCCCCATAGCCCATGCTATTTCCAGTAATTCAAAGCTGATAATGCTGTAATAATAAGGAGAACCAAGGGAATAACCAATTTATCCCATAGGTTTTTTGTGTTTTTTTGATTTTCCTCAACCCGGGCTAGGCGAATTGATTCTGTATGCCTACTTTCTTTTAAAGACTCTATATCCTTACTTAATCTTAAATTTGTTTTTTCTTGGTGGTCATACCGCTCCAGCATGATGCCTATCTTAACAATTAAGCCGTTTATAGGCTCTGTTACCTTAGTTTCTATCTTGTTTAGTACGGTTTGATGTTTGTCATCAATCTTTTTGTGAAGCCTTTCTCTTTCCTGAGCGAACTCTTCTTTTGTGAGATGATTCATGCAAAAACCTACCAATAGAAATGAATAATAAAGAGAAACTAAGACATAGCGCCATCAGCTCCGCATTTGATGCTATCCATTCTATCATAAATCACCAAAATCACTAACATGAACAAACATCCATACACTATCTCAAGATAATGAGAATCAAAAATTCCATAACTAAGTATAACGTTTTGCCCATACAATGTGTCCTCAAACGCAAAAACTAAGTATACGACTGAGTACAACAAATAAGCGTATTTAGATAGATATAATGATTTACGTGCCACAAGTGCAAATAATAGTGATAAAAACGAGCAAATAATCATATACCAGTTGTGGTATATAACCTGTAGGTAGTCATTTACTGCTGTTAGCGTCTGTAAAAATATAACGAAAGTTACCGATAAGGCCAATTGTGCATTCTTTTTGGCTATCATTTCGGTTTAGATTTAGACTTTCGAGGTTTTTTCTTAGGTTTTGTTAGTGTAGCCATAAATTTCTCCTATTTGCTTGCTGCTGTTTTTTCTTTCGATCCCAGACTGGAACCAAACCAGAAGTTTAATATTTGTGGTATTGCTGCTGTCATTACGCCGAGCAAAACATTGGAAACGTCTCGAATTGAGTCTTTTATATCTACGCCCCCTGAAAACAATAAGTAAACAATAGTAAAGTAGCCCAGTATAAACATCGCTGACAATACGATCTGAGGCCAAATATTAATCTTATATAAGCCTCTTGCGCTATCCCTGTCTTTTACTTCAAGCGCGAAAACATCAATTTTCAGCTTCTTCATTTCCAGCTTAAACTCGTTGTCTAGCTCTTTTAGCTTCAGCATATCAGTAGAAGATGATCCAAGCATGAAGCTTTCTACTTCATCCTCACTGGCATCAGGCTTGCCAAGCAATTTGTCAGCAATAAACTTAGTAGCCACTCCTGCCATCGGGCCACCTAATGCCGTACCCAATGTTGGCGCTATTGTCTTTACTACGTCTTGCCAGCCCATAAAGCCCCCTTTTGTTAAACTGCTTAGTTGAAAGTGCTGGTGGGGTGAATCGAACACCCTATCCTACGTCTTAACCCGCCACCTAAACGACATCTCGGAATCGAACCGAACTACCACCACCTTGATGACCAGCACTCTCATCTAAACAGCCTATATTATACTACTAATTAACCCTTAAGATAACTATCAATCATATCCTTTGCGGCATCGAAGCCAACACAAAGAACTGCCATATTTCCCGCCTCTGTTAAATTCGTAATCCATTCAGCCTGATTAGGTGTAAGCTTTCCCCCTTTGCGCTTAAGCTCGATATAAAGCGCACCAAAGCCTTTTCGAGATACGGCGACACATATATCGGGTACACCTGACTTTAACCCCTCAGCCTTCATGTATGCGCCTTGGCGCGGCGTTCGCTTTGCTGCGTTTGGTGTTGCGTAAGTTACCTTGAAAGCTTCCTTGTGCTGTAGCGCCATCCACTTCATTAGCGCGACTTGAATATCATGCTCTTTCATATCTCAATTACTCGTTACTATCTATTATCGCTTCAAACACATCTTCAGGAATGCGCTTTTCTTTTTCTAGCTTGTAATCGCTTGCATGATATGCCCATAAATGGCTTTGTAAATCTACCTCGTCTTTAAATTTCCTTCGACTACCATGTGTGATTATATCGTCACAGGATTTGCACAAGGGAAGCACAAACCAGTGCCCTATCAAAACCTTGTTATGCTTATAGGTAGCACCCATGCAATGATGAACAATACTTGGCCCTGCATTTCCGCATGCCCCGCAGTCGCTTTCTTTGGTAAAGGCATGAAACGCTTTCTCCGCTGCATTTGCGCCTCGGGTGTTCTTTGTTGCTTTACGCTGCATTATATATCTATTGGTCTATTAGCATGACCAAGTAATATGTTGTTTAAAGCACATGCTTCTGAAACCTTAACTTCTTTGCCATTAGTGTAGGTTGTAATTTGCTTAACGGGCGCCCCATAACACCAACAAGGCAGGCTTTCACACACAGAAACTAGTTCATTCTTACCACTTACTGCATCGCTTATTTTGTCTTCATTGCTTTCGTTTGTCATCTTCAATACCTCAATGTTTTATTAAGTGATTGTTTTACTACGCGCCACCCATTACTTCTAGCGCCAATTTGGGATCGACATAAGAGAAATTATTCTTATCGTGCTCACCGCCTAACGGATCGACTAGCTTGTAGCACTCAAAATGCACATGCTCGGTTATACCCTCGTAGAACTCACCCAAGCACTGAGATAAGCCAATAACATCATTCGGCTTTATAGTGTCACCAACGCTTACCAGTGGCGTAACATAGAATATTCTGCAGTAATACACCCCCAACTTTATAGCTATGTATCGAAGGTGAGACTTTTCTTCCGCGCCATAAGCCCGCCCAACCTTTACTACCTCGCCTTTTAATCCCGACACAACCTCGGTCCCCACCTCTAAGCTCTCCCCAGACGGATCACATAAATCTATACCCATATGTAGCCTTGAGCCTCTTGATGCCCTGTAATATCCGCAACCTTGAGCATCGCACCCCCGCTGTCCCATTTCGCTTAATCTCATAGTGTTATCTATCCTGCGTTATAAATCTTGCTCTAGAGCGACTTTGTGGTCAATTACAGTGCATGCTAACTCTTGAGCCGCTTTCTTGGCTGTCTCAATAAGGCCGTCAGCGCACACCATAAATAACTGTTCGCATTTTTCCTGACTTAACGTAATAGAAACCTCGCCAACCTCATTGTCAAACTTTATAAGTCCAGAGAACTGTCCTTTTTTATCGCCGTATCTAACTCTCTCTATTTCTAATTTACTTAATTGCATCATTTACCCCTTATCTGTGTTAAGTTGTCGCAAATCTTTAAGCGCCAATTTACCATCCGCCATGATTCTAAAATATGGGTCTGGCACAAAAGACTTACGCCCTGCAAACTCCATCATTTTAACCTCACAAAGTTCCCGCATTTCCTTGCTATCCCCGCAAAATAATCCGTGCTTTTCCGCATGATCTAAAATGCCTATATGCTCTTTCGTTATTTCCATAAATCACCTCTAGTAGCTGTATAGTTAAATATAATCACTGTTTGCATCTCGAATTATATCAGCCATGCAAAGCTGTTTTTCTTCTTCAGTTTCAGGTATAGCATTAATAACTATAAATCGCTCATTACGGCAATCATCAAGATCATTTATATTGAATGCAAGCCCTCTATTGCAGTCACAAGACCAATTACTTTCAGTTAGATTGAAAAGACCAATGCCTTTATCTACCGCCTTGTTGCCTGTCTTTAAGTCTAAATATTCAACTTCCATCATGTTCGCCTCTTAGTAGCTGTATAGTTATTGGACTTTTACCCTTTGGCAGTCTTCACCGTAAGCAGACCAGTGATAATTAAAGCTCTCACCGCTGTCATCGTTTGGATATTTTACAACCCCACTGCTTCCGTAGTTCTTAACAACTTCGTGCTCTTCGCCGCAGTATTCTATAATCTCACCTTTCTCGAAGGGTTTATCTTTATTTGTGCTCATAAGTCACCTGTTAGTTATGCCATCCGATAGCTGTTGCGCTAGAGTTCCCGCTAATATCGTTTTAAATATCGAGGGCTTATGCTCGTGCCAGTTTCTCAGCGTTTTAATGTTTAGCACTGGCTTGCCGTTATCTTTTAAGCCATGGAAGTCTACTATTTGCTGTAGGCTTTTAAGCCCTGCCGCTTTAGCTTGCTGTGATGGGGTCATGCTTCAACCCCGCATAGCCTAGCTATTTTTATTAGCTCTTTTTCTGTTTTAAACGCTAAAGAAAAAAATGTATCACCTTCGCAAAAAGAGCCATCACCCACTTCAAGTGCTTTGAACTTTAGCTCTCTAACGATGATTCCGATTAATTGACCTTTAGTTTCTGTGTTCATATTCTTTGCTCCGCTTCTCTAGTTGATGTAAGTATTATACCCAATTATTACACTATTACAAGCATTAAATGAAACTATTACACGTTTTAATGATTTATCTGCCACTTCTTTTATACCTTTTTCTTGACGTCAGGAATATGGTCAGTGTTTTGATTGTATCCTTTGTTATAGTAGTGATCCCACATGCTGCCAAGTTTTGACCTGCTGTTTTTCTTAAAGCCATTTTTGGCATCGTTAGCGCCTAGCCTTGTCGCTTTTCTTATTGTATCTTCGTAGTTGGTCATCTTCTTATCCTCTATTATGGCGGCTATTAACCGCGACTGTTGTTAGAATGGAATATCATCATCTAGGTTGTCATACGCTTCCGCTTGCTGTGGCGCTTGCTGTTGTGGTGCTTGTGCTGGTTTGGCTGCCCCGCCAATTAAATCAAGCTTGTCCACATTTACTTTTAGCATCTTGTTTGTTACGCCGTCTTTCTGCCACTCATCCAGAAAAGCCTCGCCACTTATAGCGACTTGCACTCCCTTAGTTAAGTATTGCGGTAGCTGTCCTTCTGCTCGCTTACCAAATAACGTACAAGACACCCATGTAGTCTTTTGATTATCTCCATAACCCGCCTTTACTGCTACTGAGAAACTACAAACAGTCATACCGCTTTGGGTAGCTCTAACCTCACAATCTTTTCCTAAATTGCCCGTAAATGTAAATATATTCATGTTATTTTCCTTTGGTTGATTAATATTGTATTGATACGTTAGGTACCTCACCCTTCACTATTTTTTTGATTATAGCCTTGCCTTGCGCCTCGGTTATTCCGCACTCAATAAAAGCGGCCAGCACTGCGTTATTAATCTTTCCAGAGTGCTTTTTGTTAGCTTCACGCTTTGCTTGCTCTGCCTCTTCTGCTATTCGTGCGTCGATAGCATCTTGTTTGGCTTTATCTTCAGCCGCTTTCACGGCTGCTTTTTGTCGCTCTTCTGCGTCGATAGCGTATTGCTTGGCCTTTGCTTCTGCTTCTATGCGGTTTTTTTCTGCCAGCTCTAAAGCAAGCTTTGCGTTTTCTTCACGCTGCTTTGATGCTTCCGCGTCAAGTTTAGCTTTATTTTCAGCATCGATACGCTTTTGCTCTTCTTCTTTACGTGCGTTTTCTGCGGCTTCTTTAGCAATTGCGGCCTCGCGTTCTTTTTGTTCGCGGTCTAATTTTTCTTTGGCTTCACGGGATAGTCTTTCGGCGGTTTCGATTTGCTCTTGCTTGGCTCGGTCATATTCTCGATTAAGTAATAATCCTATTTCGTGATCGGATTCAAATTCTAACGCAAGCTTTTCAGCTTCGATGCGTGCATCTTCCTCGGCCTTAATCCTTGCTTGCTCTGCTTCCCAGTCATCTAGCGGCTTTCTAGCTTCTGCTTTTAGCTCATCCATAGCGTCGCGCATTGCTTTGCGGTTTGCGTCAACAGCCTTGGCTTGAGCTTTCCAGTCTGAAACAAGGTCTTTGCCCATTCCGTCAACTTTTGTTTTAAATTTAGCCACTTTATGCGCAAGTGATGCCGTTTTTGCTCTGCTTGCTGCTGTGCTCATGTCGTGCTCAAACGAACCCACAAGCTCTTTAACTTGTCCGATTAGCGGATCTAGCCCGTCTTTATCTGACATTACCTGTAATACTGTTTTTGCTTCGTACTCAATTAGCTCTGACATAATCATTCCCTATTTAGTTAATTTTTCGATCATTTCGTTTAATTCTTTAATGAACTTTTTGCACTCCTCACCAAGCTGCTCTATGTATTCATCATCACGTTCTATGCGCTGCATAAAATAGCCTGAAACCCCATTTATGCGCGGGTCGAACGATACAAAATCACACCACTGGCGATTCATTACCCACATTTGCCCCTGCACTTGCGCCTTGTGTCCTGTTGGCATTTTCCCCGACAAATAAGTTTCAATCTGGGTACTGGTTTTAGGGCATTTAAACTCAACCAAACCATTATCACCAACTAGACCATCAGGCGAACAGCCAATTTTTACATCATCAAAGTGAGCAAAAGCTATCTCATCCACACTGTGACCAGTTTCTAGCTCATACATGGCTCTGGCTTGGGGCTCTATCTCGGTTCCCCATTGCATATATGAAGAATTAAACTTTTCCTCTCTTTGCCCTGTGATGATTTCTGATACTATCTCAACCATGTAAGACTTTCGCGTCTTGCCAGCACCTTTAGCCATTACATCCTTAAAACGTGATGCGGTGACAAAGCCCATTCTAAGGTCTAGCCATTCATCGCTTGACTGGTCTATATCACTTATTATTTGCATGTTTTTTTGCCTTTTCTAATGCTTCATTAAATTTTAAGGCTGGCAGGTCGTAAACGCTATTTATGTTGTACGCCTTCATTAATGCAAGGCCTGTGTTTGTCCACTGGTTTGTATTTGAGTCAACACAAAACTTCCCTAACTCTGTAGCCTCGACAGGGCTAATAACATTAAGCTTTTCCATTTTCTCCGCGCGGCTCTCTTCATCTTCACCCGTTTCAATACCAAAACCTTTAACTAGCATGGTCTTCATAGCGTAGGTGTGAGCCTTGCCCGCACCTTTATCGCCGCCGTCCATGCCTTGAGCGTATGCCGTATGCTCTATAAATTCATCAGGCTTGTCCATGTTAACCAGCTTTAATGAAAACTTACCCTGATAAACCTTTTGCTTCGTTCCCTCAACACCCGATAAACACTCTAAACTTTCTTGGGTCGTCACCATAACAATACCGTTAGCAATCAAAAGCTGTCGAATCATTGCCATGACTTCATCGTATTTAATGCCCTTACCTTGCTGCGCTTGTGTTTTTTGCAAGTAAACGCACTCGCTCATAACCTTATTTACTCGCTGATAAATATTTAAACCCTTTTCTTCACTCATGCCATCACCCCCATATAATGAGTTATAAGTATTACAGCTACTATCATTCCTACCACTACCGCTGCTAACCATACGTGCTTATTCTTTACTTTCATGTTGGCTTTCCTCGCTCTCTATATTTACAACCTCTTTAATTCGTCGCCTCAATTGATATGGATTATCGCCATCAATCAGCGTGGGTCTACCATCTATCTCAACCTTTACACAATACCCTTTGGGGTCAATAACAACTTTATCTATCATGCTATACCTCATTAAATTATAAAAAAAGCGGCCTGTAATAGCGCCGCAAAGGGCGTTACCGCCGAGGGTCACCATGAAAAACTGGTAAAACTGGATTCTTTTTTACTTCATTAATTATGGCTAACTGTTCTAAATTTACGTAGCAAGGGATGCCATCAACAACTACCTTATTATCTTCAATTAGCCTCATTTGATCGTAAGCAATACTTTCTATAATTCCATCACAACCTATAAACAAACCAAAATTGCAGCTATCCATATCAGGGTCAATGTTTTCATAAATAAAGGTTTCACCATAAAATTTATTATCTGTGTTAACCACTCTGTAAGTTCTGCCTGATTCAAAATTATTCACGTTATCACCTCCCAAAAACCTAAATCATTACGCTTAATATTAAAGATAGGTACAAATACCAACTTACAATTAACACTAAGCACCACATGAAACTTGCGTACACCTATTACTTTTTGCGACCAATTTTCACCCAAATTAATAAGCCTGTCGCCTTTGGTAATCATGATTTACTCACTTAATAGTAAAAATTCAATTTCATTTACATTAAAGTAATTCAATATTTCTTCTCTATGCTGCTTAGAAGGTGAGCCCAGCTTGATCCATCGACTGATTGAATCTTTATGTACCCCAAGTTCCTCAGCCAAGATCGTATTGTTAATACCCTTCTTTCTAATAGCCATTGCTAATGATTCGCCGAATGCCATTTGTTTTAACTCCTAATTAATGTAAAACTCATAATATATACTATTGCATTAACTGTCAACCTTTATATATAAAATAAATTAATAAATATTAAAAGTAAATATATGTTGACAGTTAATAAAACCTTAACTATAGTGTTATACATCAACTTTAGGAGTAATAAGAATGTCACAAGCAACATATACCACTAGAGGTTTTGAAGAACATGACGGCTACGAGATTAGCGCCACGATAGATGGTATCGTTAGTCTTATAGAAGAAAAGACACAACTTCTAGTTAGGCAGGATGGAATGAAGCTTATTGTTGCTGCAGAATTTAACGATTGGAAAACTAAAGACGATGACTATTTTGATACAGAGTACGAAATTGATTTAATACCAACTATTATTGTTTAGGAGATTATCATGAGCGTAAGAGGCTTTAGTTTTAGAAAAAAAGAATATGAATATGTTAATAAACAGTGCTATGACCACGATACCTATATAACAAACGGCTTGCATAATGAGATGGTTGATACTATCCCTAATATTAGGAAGGCGTTACGTGATGACGGCATAACAGCCATTTATGATGACGGCGTAATAAAGCTTTTTGAAAAAAGACAGAGCGGCGAGGGTATGGATTTTATTGGTAAAGCATCTCTTACTCTTGTTGGTGACGCAGAAGAAACTCCTGAAATATTTCAGGGTACAAAAGACGCTTTAAAGAGGCAGTGTAGACCCTAAAGTTATTAAAATGGCGGTTAAGAGGGTTAAAGAAAATAGACCGTTTGCAAAAGAAGCGGAGTTGTCGGATAGGATTATAAGCTTGATACATGAATACGATAATGAATTAAGCTTAGTGTCAGTTATAGGGATACTCGATGTTGTGAAAGATGAAATTAAAGATGACAGCTAACCACCAAATAAGGTGGCAAGTGGAGCGGAGCGTAACGCAGTCCGCGCTTAATTTGAATTGTTATGTGTTTTTTATTTGGAGATTAATATGCCAGCAATAGTAATACATTACGCAAATAAAGAACTTATGGATTTAAAGTTTTTAAAGGATAAAGGAGGCTGCAATTTGATTTTTGAGGACAGTTTTCACGCCGAAGATTGGATTCTAAAAAATAC